AATACCCATTTCATGGTCTATCCACCAATCTCGTAATCTACCTTGGTCGCCACTTGCGCTTCCGCCTTGTAAATCGACTTGTAGTCGCTGTTGGGTTAAAGTACCAGTAATATCAGAAAGAGCAGAACCTACAACTATGGTACAACCAGTAAATGATGTTGAAGTCTTACCTGTGTATGAAAAGACCTTTCCGTTCTCATCAACCACAACACCCGCATCGGCAAACGCGCCTTGGGAAATTGACGTAATAATAAACTGAGCACTACTATTACTACCAGTTATAGTAATAAGGTCGTTAACTGAGTATCCTTCTCCGGGGGATTCGATAGTAACCGATTCAATAACCCCACCATTTGCTGTCGTATTGACAGTGAGTCCACTACCACTACCGCCGCTTGTACTCACATTTGATGCGCTAGAGTACCCAGTACCTCCGACTAGACTACCAAATGCTGTTACACTGTCTTTACCTATGGTTGATGTAGTGTTTATTGTAGTGCTACTCAAACTACTGAAAGTTGCAACTGAGCCAGCAGTTTGACTCAATTCTATATTACTATCAGTAACTACGATACTACACGATTCACCAGCAGTAGTTTGTCTCATACTACTAATCTTTACAATACCTGTACCATAGTCAGAATTAGCAGTAGCGAGAAACTCATTATGTACTGCCACGTTACTAGTGCTACCTTCTAATGTAAAGTTAGGAGAAAAGACAACATCGGTTTTACCTACTCTATCTTCTTTATTGATTAAGTCTGCAAGATTCTGCGCAGTTGTTACTTTATCAAAATCAGCACGCCAATTCGCAGTACCAGTGCCGATTGTCAACAAAGATGCGCTTCCATTGCCGGGTGAAATGACTATTGAGCCTGTTAATGCTCTTACATCATCGGGTAACTTTATTCTAGCCTCGGCAGCAGCAATTTCTCTATAATCATCTCCTTGCCATAGTTCTAGTCTCAAGACTTGTTGCACATTTCTAAACAACAAAGGACTAGTACCTACGTAATCAGTATAGTATCTACGTCTATACGGTTTGTATGTATCGAAGTTAATGTATTCCGCTTGCACCAAATACGGTCTCCAAGCATTGTGAGTTCTGTTGTCGATGTGGTCTTGCATACGAAGTATAACTTCATCAACTTTCTTTTTTGTAATACCTCTAACTCTTCCATCGGTAAACGAGGCTTGATTCTGCACATAGGCGTTATCTGCAACTTCAAAATTAGCATGAGTGATTGAATCTGCAAAACCTAATCTAACACCATTAATTGTTGATGTTATTCCGTTGATGGTTCTTTCTAATCCTAATGGGTCTGCATCACTATAAATCAATAAAGTATCACCGACAGTAAATCCGATGTTTCTATAATCAGCACCAGTGACAAATATACCAGTTGCTTCGGAATCAGAACTAACTAGTATTGCTTCTTGCGGTCCTATGTCTAGTAAGTCAGCAACTTTCTGTGCTGTGGTGTAGACAACTGCTGTTGGGTCAAGAGGTCTTGTTTCTCCTTCACCCGGACTAAACACTTGTGGCATTACTTACCCCCCTCCAAGTTTAGAGGTGTATCAAAATAAGTAGGGTCTCTATTTGGATAATTGGGTTTTATTCTAAAATCAGGGTGCTTCGGGTCGTAATGCCCAGTTGCTGCTCCACCGTACCGCTTGATGTCTTCTACATTTCTTTCGTCATAAGGTACGTACTCAGGACTGCCAGTTCTTTCTTGTATTCCATAATCGGGTTCTTCTAGTCTCTGTATTTGAACTGAGCCGAGAGGACTCTTTGCTTGTTTCCTACGAGCCATAGCCAACGCAGCCGGATGAATTGTACCTAGACCGTATACATCAGGCTCGATTTCTCCAAGTTCAGGATAACCATACGTGTCTTCATCAGTTGAGAATAATTGCTGTTCAGGTAGAGCCTTGAGAACCGACCAAGCAATATCAAACTTGTTCATAACCTCGCCTCCTCATTACGGCTACCGAGGTTATACTCCATAGGTTTGTTGCATGAACCGCAAGTTGCTCTCCATAAGAAGTGTAGCAATCCACAGTGTTTACAGCGCGTACCTGCTCCTATATCGAGTACATCTGCGATTTCACTAGTTCTAGCCCTCTGTTTAGAGGTAATACCAGCCAAAGGAGAGTCTGTATTCACAGTATGAGCGTCGTATGTAATATCTGCGCGTACTGTTTGTTTTGCTGCTCTGCTAATGTCATCGATATCAAGCGTTTGTAACTCGAACCCTGACATTCACTCACACCACCTTCTATTATGCTTTCTGATATACTACTAAGAATATATTACCCAATACTGTAATCGGCTCTACTGAAATTATCTTTGCACTAGCATAACCAGTTAATGCTTCAATGTCAGTAGTCATAGCAGTGCTTAACGCACCGTCATTACCTGCGCCTGAGAAGTCTCTAGGGCTGTAAGGTCCAATTACTTGTATTGCTTTAACCATCTAGGTCACCGCCTAATCAGCGCTTTCCTAGTGCCCACCATGAGCCAGTGTTGCCACTAACACAATCTATTGTAAGAGAGCCGGGTGCTGCGTCTGTAACGATTGCAAATGCACCGTCTACACCGCCTCCAGTAATATCTCCGAATGTGTCGCCCATTACTCCGCAAGCAAGTATTTCTGTTAATCCAGTTACTATTGTTCCTGTCGCAACGCTTGCTGCGTTCCAGTCTCCGGTAACCATCATTAAGTCACCTAATACGTGTGTTCTGTTATCTGTTGTACTGCTAAATGCCATTTTCTTATTCCTCCGTTGTTTCTGTTTCTACTGCTTCTTCAATTGCTTCTTCTACTGGAGTCTCTTCGACTACAATTTCTTCTACAATTTCAGGAGCGGCTTCGACTACGACTTCTTCGACAGGGGCTGGGCTTAAGACACCTTCCACCATTGCAAGCAATGAGGACTTTGTTTTATATCCATTAGATACTTCCATACCCTTATCTCTCAACCATGTAGTAATGTCTGCTTTTACCCAGCCACTATCAGGTATTCCGTCGTTTAGTAAATCGTATGCCGCACCTTCTATTACAAACAATGTTGGTTTTAGTTGCCTTTTATTAGCATCTAACCAATCTTGTGTAACCTCTACTACTTGACCCCTAATCCAGTCACCCATAGAAGTGTCTGCATTAGGTCTCATGTAGAGATTACCAATGTATGTAACTGTTGGCAGTAAAACCACCTCAGTTGTAAAGTACCATTACTGTTGTAGCGTTTGATGAACCGCTTAGGTATTGTAATGTTGCTGTTAGTCCTGTAAAAGATGCCCCAACTGATACTGCTGCTGTACCAGCGTCAGTGCACATAACACTCAAAATCGCTGATGCGCCACCGGAGAGGATGATTGTTTCACCATCTGCTCCGCCTGTTACGTTGATTAATGCCATCTTAGGTGCTGGGTCGTATCCGTTTGCCCCATCGCTGTTTACTGCGCTGAATGTACCCGGACCACCGCCCGGATATGATGTGTCTGCTGCACCATCTAACCACTCAGTAGTGCTGTGAGAACCTGCTCTAAGTTCCCATGCACCTACTAGTGTTGCTGTTGCCGTTCCGCTTAATGTCAATGTATCTGCCATATTTTTTTCCTCCGTTTATATTATCTCCAAGACAACCTCACTTAAGGTCTCTTACGCTCCCTTGTGCTCCGAAGAAAGTGGTCCATAGTTCTCCCATGGTACGGTATAGTCCTTCTTGGCCTAGTCTGTTAATTGCGAATGGGTCACCAGTTTCGATACCACTCTCAAAGTATTGTGTTGGAATTGCTGTACTAAAGTGCAAATAGTCTGTGTCTAGGTAGTAGATTCTTGATAGTGTATCTGCTGCCATGTTCTTTGTTGGGATGATTGGTACACCGTTGTATGTTGCTACGATGAAACCAGCCTCGATTCCGGGTACACCCTTTACACCGTTGTAGGTAGGGGTAACTCTCTTCTCTTCCATGAATCTCTGTTGTGATTGTAGAAGTTGCTGGATTCTCATTAGAGTATCGTATCCAGTTAGCATAACTTTCGGGTTTCCACCACGAATCCACATCTTTTGGAACATCTCATCTAGTAAGTCTAGAGATAGTGTTCTGTCAGTAGGTGTACCGCTAGAAGCGTTAACACTCATTTCTGCGTTTGACCATGAGTTTGCACTCCTGTCAATACTGTACATATCCATATCCCCATCTGCGCTAACGTGTCCTGATGCTGCACTTAGTCCAGTTGTTGCGTTTGCACTGTTTTGGAAACCGGAAGTAACTCGGTCAAGAGACTCGAAGTTGTTACCTGCGACTGTATCTACGTCAGTACACATCATTTTGTTGATTACCTCAGCGTGATGTTTACCCATTTCCTCTTTCATTACAGAGCGTATGTCTCCCATTCCGTCATCTTTGTCAGCAAGGAAGATTGCAGTTTCAGACATATCGAATGTGTGTGCGATAGTCTTTGGTTTTGCTGCTACATGTTGGAATGTAGGTTTGATTGTTTCAGGTAGTGTTGCGTTCTCTGCAACTCCGCTTCCAGTAATTGCACCAGCATTTGGTCTGCCAGTGATAACGCGCCATCCGCTTCTATCCCACGGTTTCTTTGGTAGTATAGAGAATGCATTGAACTCTTGGTTCAATTGTGACCATACTTTGCGACCATAGATTGCTTGGTATGTTCCACCTGTTGTTGACAGCATAGGGCTGTCGGCCTTGAGTAATTCACTACCGGAGTATGAGTAACCCATTGCGTTACCTGCTCCATAGTAGTATCTTTCCATGTCAGTTATTGTTCGTACATAATTTCGTGCCATTTTCTTTATCTCCTTTTATTTTTTAATATCTAATCTCACTCGAAAGCCTTTGATGCCAAGTTATGAACTTCATCCCATGACATGTTAGCCAAATCCTCCGTTGATGGAACAGTTACTGCTGGTGCAGTAGATTCCGATTTTGTGATTGCTTCTCCAGTTTCTGCTGGAGTAGTGATTGCTTCAATGCGCTCTGAAAGTGCACTAATTGCTTTTGTTATCTCGTCTAGAGGACCGCGTGCATCGTATGCTGCTGCTTCCGCTTTTGCGATTTCTGCTGAACGCTCAGAAGCGTATCTGTTAGCAAAGTTGGTTTCTAGAGAGCCACGGAACTCTTCTTCAAGAGCAGCCGCTTTGTATACTTCGTATGCAGACTCGATATCTGAGTCTGATAATGTTGCAGGGTTAATGAAATCTGATTTTTTAACGTCGCCAGCACTTCCAGTCGTTTTACCAAAAGCGTTAGTGGATGGTTTTCCACCTTCTTGTGCTCGACCTTTTACTTGCCCAGTGTGTTGTTCGTAGTTTGCATCCCATTCTTCGGGTGTAGAGCCTAGATTTGCTTTTTCTAGG